GATAGATTGTTGATTAGTGCTTTAAAAGAAAAAGCATATACTGTGAAATCGCCAGATCCTGAAGACGGATCTTTTTTTGTTAGAGTAGAAGACGTTAATTCTATTCTAAACGAGAATTTTAAAAAAGATATAAAACAATTCGAATCTACTCCTGAAAAAAGTTTAAGTAATACAGTAACGTCTATTTATTTTATAGATTCGATGATTAAAACATTTTCTCTTCTAAAATACTTTAAAATCAACGTTTCCGATTCTGAAGTTTATACGAGAAAATCGAAAGACATAATTACTTTTGATTATCGAGTAATTCATTCGAGGATTCATTTACCGTCATTTTGTACTCCTGAGTTTTTACAGACATGTAAAGCGATTTTTCGTAAAATAGGACTCTATGGAAGTTCAAATTTCGATAAAACTCCTTATTTTGAAACTACTGCGATAGAATTCGTAGATAAATTAATTCAATATACGCACACAATAACTGAAGAAGAAGCAATCTATGTTGATAACATACTCTCTATTTTAGGATCAAAAATTGAAAAAGATAATCCGGTTCTACTTATTATAGTCGAAGAATAGAGTGTGATATATAGAAAAAATAATACTCCTAAATGGCATCAGATCCTAGAATAGAAGAAATACTTTCTGCTTTAGAAATCATAAAATCGAAACTTCCTAACGGAGAATTGGAAGTAATAAAAAAGTCTATCCTCATATTAGGCGAAGATCAAAAAGCAATAAAGCAAGATCTAGAATATCTTAAAAAAAGACTATTCAATCCTGACGACGGAGTTATTGTAAAAATTAACAAAAATACCGATAGTATATCTAGATTTCAAGATTCTATCGACGAAGTTCCGGAAGTTAAAAACAAAGTGGATAATATAGACAAATGGAAAGAAGGAGTTAATAAAGCTCTTTGGATCGTTTATACTTCAATCGTCGGAATCATATTATCTCTTATTTTTGCTGCCATAAATAAATAAAGGCAACTCAATGAGATATACATTAAGTCTTACATCAAATAATATAACGTTCAAAGAAGGAGATTCTATTCTAATTTCCTTTTCTAATCCGTTTTTGTATATTCAATCAATCGACGATATTCAATTTGATTTAATTCCCCTAGACACATTAGAAAACGGACACGACATTCAAATCAGATGGTCTTACGACGTAGCTCAATTAGATAGAGCGACAGGAAAACCTCATGTAGTTTGGTCGAGTTGGATTGACTTTAAAAGAGATTCTATCTTAAATCCGAATTTACAACAGCTATATACAGAGATACTACAGAAATCGGATTCGATCGATCTTGAATTTAGATTTGTAAGAAAAGGTCCAGAAGTAGGTGCTCGTAGAATAGAAACAGTTCAATTAGAAATAACACATAAAAATCCTCCTGAAAAAACATTAAGAGCAAAAGACCTTTTTCCTACCTCTTCTGATTGTAAAGCAAGTTCTTGTATAACACCGAATTTTAATTCTGGAGTTTCTTTAAATTGTAACAAAGATACATTATTTAGACCTTACGATGTGATGGGTCCGGGTATTCAGCTTTGGAAAGATCTTTCTTGTGCGGTTTCAGAAATGTTCGGTCATTGTGTTCGATATTTCAAAACTCAAGCTAAATTAGAATCAGCTGATACTATCTTAAAAGAATACTCTCTATATGAAGTAACTGACGTCAAAGACATTAAAATTTTAGTTCCAGATAATGCTCTTCCGGATAATGCTATTAAATTTATGCCATACGATATGGATTTCGGCGACGGATTAGAAGTTCATATTGTTAAAGAACATTTCGAAAGAGCATTCGGGTTCGATGATTTACCTGAACAAAAAGATTACCTCTATTTCCCTCTAATAGACAGAGTTTTCGAAGTTCATTCTGCTTATTTGTTTAGAGATTTTATGGCTGCTGAAGCTTATTACAAAGTCATGTTATTCAAATGGCAAGATAAAGCAAATGTAATGAGAGAAAATCCTGAGATTGCTCAATACATCGATGATTTAACAGAGAATTTTGATGAGATTTTACAACCAGAAATAGACAAAGAATATATTGACGTTACGAAACCTCAGCAATATTCGACAGTTGCAGTTGGAGGTTTTGATAAAGTTCGATCTAGTATTAATCAAAATCTTAAAATAGAAGTAAGTGACCTTACGAATTATTTTACTGTCGTCGGAAAATACTTCTATAATCTTTCTAATAATATGAATTGGGGTGATCTAGCAGTCAAATATAAATTAGACGTGAATCGAAAAATTACAGACAACACAGCATTTACAATGTGGTTTAAAACTACAAAAACTACATTTAAGAACTCACCTAATACCTTTGACGTTTTGTTAGAGGGTTATAACGATCAATTAAATAAAGGATTTAGATTCACTTTAGATTATTCAGCAGGAGCAACTGTCGATTCTGCAGTAGTCAAATCTATTACTGCAAAAGTTAACGAAGAAACTATTACATTCGATATTCCTGAATTAACTCCTGAAAAATGGTATGGTATCGTAATTAATCATTCAAATGAATTTTCTCAACTATCGGTTTTCGTTTGGGAAATGAAATATAATCAAAATCAACCTACTCAAAATAAAACTACAGACCTCAAACTCATATATTCTAAAGTTAATTCTATAACTCCTGCTGATGTTATATCTGGAGGAACTTTCGAAATGAGAGCAGGAACATTAGGAGTAACTAATGTACGAGTAATGTCAGAAACAATCGAGGAAGAAAAGCAACCTCTTTTCCTTAATCAATACATCGTTAGAGAGGCAAGATACGGTCTTTGCATAGATAACGTAATTCCTCCATTGAGAATGATTAAAGAATACATTAGATAAAACTTAGCATATAAAAGTTATGGAACAGAACGAAGACAATAACAATCCAATAAGAAGGAGCATAGACGATCTATTAAATGAAGAAAATTTACAGACGTCTTCGGCTTCGGGTTTACCTTCATTTAGAGAAGATCATTCTCCGATGAATTATGAAGCCGTAAAATCTGGTGCATCTAATCAAGCGAAAAAATTAATGAATTCTCTTTTGAAATTTTATCTTTCTCAAGAACTCATCGAAAAAAACGAATACATTCAATTAAAGGCAAAGATAGATGTTATGACACTCTCTAATTTGATTAATCAAATGGAAATAGCAGAGCATGCAATAACAACTCTAATGAGAACTATCGATTCAGGAGAATTTACTCCAAGAATGTTTGAAGTTCTTGGAGGACTTCAAAAAACTATGCTAGATATCATGAAACATCAAACACTTCACATGATGGCAACAGAAGAAAATATGAAGAAGTTGAAAAGAGACATAGACATATATTCCGATTCAAAAGTTATAGATGTAACAGAAGTAAAAACTCCAGGAACTATAAATAGAGGAACTAGAAATTTGATGATGGATATTCAAAATGAATTAGGTAACGAAAACATCGAAGACGAAGATTTCGATTCGGATAAACAAACAGAATTTTAATGAAAAGTATCGATACAGAAAGATCTATATTTCTTAAATTCGGAGATTTTTTGCAAAGAAAAGGTCATGCCGACAAAGAAATGGATAATAGACAAATCAAAAATATAAAAGGTCCTAATTCGATTTTTTTAACTTTTGATTTTTGTCCTACGTCTGAATTAGATTCCGAAGTTATCAATTGGCTTATCGATAATAAAATCAAATCTTCTCTTTTTATTTGTGTAGAATGGATAAAAAGAAATTCTGATAAAGATTTATCATTTATAGACAACCCTTTATTTACTATAGGAGGACATGGATTTAATCATATAGATCCTCTTGAGCAATCGGATGAACAGCAAGCAGAAGACATCGATAAATGCATTAAATACTGGAAAGAAAGAGGAAAAGAACTAAGATGGTATAGAGTACCATACGGACATCCGACTGATATATCGATGCAAAAATTTAATGCATGGAGTATTAAATGTGCTTCTTGGACTGGTCCTGTTCTCGATAAAAAAGCTAAAAATTTAAAAAAAGATACGTTCGAAGAAGCTATCGAATATCTTGAAAAGTATATGAAACCAGGAGATTTGTATGTTGCACATCCAAATGGAGAAGGAATTAAAACTCTAGAGATCATAAAAGAAATTAAAAATCTAGCAGATTCTAAAAGAATCGGTTTCGATAAGCTCTAAAAAAATAAAATCGTATGTCATTTACGGTAAAAGAATTTAAGGAAGAAGACAAAGACGCAGGTAAAGTAGTATGGACTTCTTCGAAAGTTGAAAAATTATTGACTGCGATGGAAGAAGGTTATGCTACAACCGATCATCCATTTTTTGAAGGAAATCCAGATTATAAAAAAGGTAATATCGTATTCGAATATACTGATTGGGAATACGAAGAAATAAAAAAATGTGCAAAGGATATTATTCACTTTGCTAATCATTATTGTACTGTTATGACCGATGAAGGTTATATGAAAATACAACTTCGTCCGTATCAAGAAATGGTTCTTCGATCTTACCAAGACAATAGATGGAATATCTTTTTAGCTCCTCGACAAATCGGTAAAACAATTACCTCATCTATATTTTTGACATGGTATTTGTTATTTCATTTTGATAAAAATGTACTTCTTATGTCGAATAAAGGAGCTACAACGAAAGAAATCATGGATAAAATCAAAGCGATCGTT